TGACTGCCAAGTGGTTCCATTCGAGGTTAATAAATTACCGCTGGCTCCTGGTGCTACAAACTGTACTGAGTTTGCGCCATTTCCAAGAATGACGTTGTTAGCGGTTAGGTTAGCGGATCCTGTACCACCGTAAGTAGCGGATATAACACTTGCTTGCCATGTGCCAGAAGCGAGAGTACCAACCCCAGTAACGTTGGCATACGCCCCAGATACATACGCAGATCCAATCGTACCGCTTGAAATGTTTGATGCGTTGATCGCTGTAATCTGAACACCATTACCAATCAATGAAACGGCGTTAACGGTGTTGGCATCAAAGCTGCCACCTGAATCTCTCAGAACAATCGTAGATGCACCGTTAGCGGAAGCTGCTGTGGTACGAGCATTGGCTATTGTTCCACTTGAAATGTTTGAGGCGTTGATTGCATTAATGCCTGATCCGTCACCACTAAACAAGGATGCAGTAATTACGTTAGAACCAAAGCTACCGTTAGCATCCCGTAAGACTAGGGTGTTTGCACTGTTTGCTGTGTCGCCCGTTGTACGAGCGTTAGCAATTGTGCCGCTGGTAATGTTTGAGGCGTTAATGTCGGTCAGTGCAACAGCGTTACCCGTGATGTTGGTGAAGTTACCGTTGGTTGCATTGACGGTCGTGAAGGTTCCTACGTTGGCATTGAACGAGCCATTAGAATCACGCAGAACAATAGTCGATGCACCATTTGCTGAACTAGCGGTGGTCTGAGCGTTTGGCAGTGTGCCTGTTGTAATGCTTGACGCATTAATCGCTACGTTAGCAGCGTTAGTAATCTGGCCTTGAGCGTTGACTGTAAACTGGGCTACGCTGCCATCGTTACCATATTGCGCCGCAGTAACGGCTGTATTAGCAATACTAAATGTTAGGTTGGCAAGGTTTAATCCCGTTCCAGCGTTATAGACTTGAGCAGAACTAATCTGCGCAAATGTAAGGTTGGTTGAGCCAAAAGTAATTGTGCCTACGGTATTGAGAATATAAGTTTCGCCAGCTCCTGTATTACCAGAAGTAACAAAAACTGCATCACCTTGGCCTAGTTTATTTGGGTCTCCAACACCATAAGTATCGGCATCGGTTGCACGAGTCAGAACCCACTGAGCACCGCCTGGATCAGGAGCACCTGGATTGGTAACCGTGTAAATACCGTTTTGTACCGCATTGGCTTGCGTATATACAAGAACACGGGCTGTATTGGATACAGATACGCCGTCAATCACTAAAGCTACGTTAGCGCCGCTGTTGGTGAGTGTTGCGCCTACTCCGTTACCAGCACCGCCAGGTTGATTATAGGTAGCAGTTAAAGCGGTTGGGGACTCCACCAAAACAGGGGTATGGTACGTTATGCCTGTTGAAAATAGGGAGTCAACATACTGCTTGTTAGTAATATCCGTAGCATTTGCAGCGTTGGTGCTGATTGTTCCAGACACCATGACCACGTTAGAGGCATTGATGTTGGTAAACGCTACCGTATTTGCGCCGTTACCCGATGTGTTAACAACATCGCTTGCATTTGTATAAACCGCTTTCTCAGACGGCTGAGTAACGAATACGTCTTTGATGCCCGCTGAGAAGTTAACAAGCGATCCGCCGTTAGAAGAAGCAAGGACTGTATCTCTGCTTAAAGTGGTTCCGCTGGATGTGTATGTACCAATACCGACTTCCCACTCCGTACCTGTTTGAGCGGCAATTGTGTAATAGGTCGTATTTCCGTTGCCAATAGCGGCAAAGGATTGGTATCCATCAGCAGCGCCAAGAAGTGTTACGGTTCCAGTACTAGTGGTAGTAGTGGTTTCCTTAACCCTATCCTTTAAGATCAGAGCCATTTAAGCTCCTTAACTTGCGGTTAAGCGGATAATTGCGTTGGATGCGTCTGCGGTTGGGAAGTTAACTGCAAATGTACCGTTGGTTGATGTTTTATCCCCACCAAATGCTAGTACGCACACAGCTGCGTTTGACTGACTGTTGTTATAAATCAGAGCGCCATTTGCCGTGATAGTTGCGTTTAGCCAAGAAGTATTGGAGAACGAGATGTAAGCCACGTTTCCAGAGTTTGTTGGGGTTACGCTAACAGTCAACGTATTCCCGCCCGCCGAGTAGTTGCCAGTTGATGGCACTTCATTGGTTGCAGAATACGCAGTGGTGTTCTCATTTAAAGTCGCAGAGCTGGTATACAGCGCTAATTTAAACGTGTCTGCTGAAAAGTTTTGCTGCCCATTCAAGAGTTGAACCTTGAACGAAGTAGCCATTGCTTGGGTGATTGCCATAAAATGCTCCTAAATTATCTAACAGGCCCAGGTACGGGTAATCGTAATTGTCCATCACGGTATGCGCTACGTCTATCTTTACCGTCACCCAAATCTTTAAGTAACGCTAATGATTCTTGATACTTGGACTCGTAATATGTAACCATGTCTTGTTCTCCCTTTTGGAAGATGACGGCTTCACGCAACGAACCATAGAGTAAAACAGTCTCAAAGTTATCGCCCAGCCAAGAGGTTCCAGCAGTCACAATCGACTGTGGGTAGTAGTAATAATGCAGTTCTACTTGGTAGTTGTCATCTGGGGTAGGGCCGATAATATAAGTATATGGCTCAAACTGGGCGTAGTAACGGGGTACGCCTTCATCCGTTGGGCTGGGATAGGCTTGACGAATAAAGTTAACATCCTTATCAATCAAGAACTCTTGAGTTCCATCAGCCAATATGACCGCCATAGAAAACGAAGCTAAATAGTCGCTCGGTAACGCAAGATATTTGTCACCCTGAGTGAAGTTGCCAACCTGATTCTTACGAATGGCTGGGATCTGAACGGCGTTATAAACCCGCTCTTCACATTGTTGGACAAAAAGCGGGATGTTGTCTACGAAAGTCTGTTCATCAGACTCAGCATAGTCAATAATCGCTTGCGTTAACTGTGCGTAATTCATTAGCCCATTTTCCCGCTGATCTTGCGTCCTTTGGTAGCTGCACCATAACCACGCATTACGCCAACACCGTATGGGTTCTCTTTAGCATAGTTGCCTTTGCTAATACCACCAGTAGACATGTTCATAGTGTCCATGACTTTAGCGCCGGTAGTATAGTTATCATACGCATCAACATTGGTGGTTTTGCCAGCCATAGTGTGCGGTGCAGCATAGACTTCGGCAGACCCGACTTCTTTGCCCATTACCTTTTTAGAATACTTAGCCATTATCGACCTCTCTGATTAGCGATACGAGCCATGTTGCGACCCATAGACTTCATGTTTTTGTTTAGAGAACTTTTGTTAGCCGTTGGACCTTTATCAATGATGTGCTTGCCATCGTTTGGGTAAACTTTTGCGTCTGTTTTACCCGTCTTTGTAATTCCGTCTGCGCCTTTTTTGTACATAATTACTCCTAAGTTGTCGTTACCGTTACTGTACCAACTACTACCGCTGGTGCCAAGTCATTTGGGGTTAATCCTGCATCTGGCCCCCTAGCACCGCCCACAGGATTCCAGCCCCACTGTATTACCCTACTACCCATCTCTGCATAACCAAACCCGTCAGGCCCAACTCCAGTTAAATTTAACTGAAGCCCACTTTGCCCAGACACTTGATAGCTGACATCTGGACGAGGGTCATATACTGCTTGCGGATCATTAACTGGATAGAGACCAAGCTGCAACTGTGGATGGTCTGGATCCCAACATGTTTTACAGACCTTAACTTTGTACGGCTTAGTCTTAAGAGTCTGAATCCTAAGCTCTTTAAGCTTATACCGTTGTGCGCATCGGTCGCACTCAGCAATTGCATATTTTCCAGAGGCGTATTTATTTGGCATAACATATCATCTGAAATAGAACATATTGCGTGGGACAACCCGCAAAGCTGCGGTCTCTCTATCCTCATCAGAGGCTAGCTTCCATTGCTCTTCATAGTCGGCTTTGAGCATCATTATCCGGTTAGGATCTACACCAGGCATCTTCATACTCAAGTTATACGCTAGCCCTGCAGCCATGCAGTTAACAAAACGGAACGGAATGTCCTGCGTACGCACGCCTGATCCAGCATCGTGAATACGACGCATTCTGTAGTACACAAAGGTATATTGGTTACCCGGTGGGTTTGGGGTCGGCCATACATTAATGCAGGGGAGATTGTTATTAAATACGTCTGCGCCATTTAAGTGGGTAGTTGCGGTTGTGCCGTTCTGCCCCCGCCAAGCGTTAACAATCTGATTCCCCACAATGTTCTGATAACCAATGGTCTCAGACCCAATATTTACAAAGCCTTGGGTCGGCAGTGTGGAAGCATTAGTGAGCGTAATTGTGGTCTGATCCGCAGCTGTAATAGCTGCAGCAAGTGTTGTTTGAGGTGTTGCAGCAGAAGCTCCTGACTGGCGGTTAAACCATACCTGAATGGGGCGTCCATTAGCGTTCTTATTGGGGATTGTTAGGTATGTAGACTCGCTAATACGGCTGATATTAATGTCAATCTGGTTAGTGGACTCACCGTTATTTGTACGTACAACCGTATCTAAAAGGTCAATCGTATCAACTGGAATTGGGTAAATAGCCTGATTAGTATTCATAACAATCTGGCCTTGCTCTACAGTCCATAGGTTAATACCTCGGTTAGCCCACTCAATAGTAAGCAAATTCAAGCTGCGACGAGCAGTCTTGAAGTCATAACCAGAACGTAGTTCCAAACCACAGCGCTCAAACGCCTCCTCAACGAGGTCGTTCATGTCTAGATCAAAGGTACTTGTTGCTGTAGTGGTCATTACTTAACCTTTCGGTAAGGTTTTACCTTTTGCTTTATTTTTGCTGGCTGCGGCACAAACTGCTTTCCTTGGGCTTTTCCGGCTCGCTTTGCTCGTGTCGTTGCTGCGTACTCGCTTGGGCTTAGCGCCTGTATTGCCTTTTTTGGCAGGTATCGCTCGCCTGTCTCGGACGACTTCTTCCCTGACTTGGTTGTCCACTTCTGGTCTCCCCAAGCTTTCAGGCTGCGTTGACTTTTCGCTAGTGCCACTTAATTTTCTCCAAATCCAGTCCCAGATAAATGGCATTACTTCTTTAGCTTAGACAGAGTCTGCGCTAACCTCGCACGTTGGCCCATCTTGCCAGGAGCCTTAGCCGCTGCAGCAAGCTTTTTAGTTGGGATCTTCTCGCCCTTCTTAACGCCCATGGCTTTCTTTAAAGCACCAGGTTTTTTAATCGCCTTCTGT